GACTTTTTTTCTGTTTATGACGCAGTTGAAGATGTTATTGCGTTGGGTTGGGAAAAATCAGATTCAGAATTTGTTGTTGACGAAAACTACAAGAGGTTGGTTTTTAGATATGGTGAGTCTGTAAAGTCCGTAGAAGATAAATTATATGAGAGAGACATTGTCCTTTCATACGAAAAAAGTTTTGTGACACATGACTAACAGAGAGAAAAAAATAGTATCCTTATTGGAAGAGGGGTTTTCTTATGATACGATTAAGAAAATGTCTGACACACATATTAATATGTTATATAACAGATTGGTAAAAGAGGCGGTTGTTCGTGTAGATGCCGAAAATTTCGATAAAATCAAAGATGAAGTAGATGATACAGACACTGTTGAGGTCGTAACACGACAAATGGAAGAAGAAATTGACTCATCTAATGCATTAGGTAATTTAGCGATGCAAACAGATACAAGTCAAGAAATGACTCATGATGCGGATGATATGGCTCCTGATGGTATGGATGATGATTCTGATAATAATAGAAAAATGATGGCTAACGAAGAGTTCTTTGGAGATATAAATGAAGATGAAGTTTTGGAAGCTTTATTTGGTAAACCTAAGAAAAAAATGGAAACTCCTATTACAACTTTAGGTATGTTTGAAGGTGAAATTAAAGAAAAATTTAAGTCTAAGTCACAACAAAAACTTTTTTATGCTAAATGTAAAGAAGAAGGTCCAAAATCAAAATGGTGTAAAATGGCTAAAGAATTTTCCGATGACACAAAAGACTTCAAATCTTTACCTGAAAAAGTGAGTGAAGAAGAAAAGATTAGACAAATTGAAGAAAGTATTGTATCTTTGATTAAGAAATCTCAAGGAAAAGTGATAACTAAAAAAGATATTCTTTCAGAAGAACCTAAGATTGCACCCGCACAACCCAAGGTTGACCCAGGAACAAAACCTGAAAGATTAACACCTTATAGACCTAAGCCGGGTGGTTACCCAAAACCTAAAGCAGGTACAGAGGTTAAACCCGCACAACCCAAGGTTGACCCAGGAACGAAACCTGAAAGATTAACACCTTATAGACCTAAGCCGGGTGGTTACCCAAAACCTAAAGCGGGTGATGAGGGAAGATTACCAGAATTCCTTAAATTTAACAACTTAAATATCAAGTTTAGAGATGAGTGATTTAAAGAAAAAAATACGAAAAGCCGTACAGGAACAAATTCAGTACGATGGTCCTGAAAGAATGGACAGAGAAGTAGAAAGAAAAATCTCAAGCGGAGAAACACCACTTTCTGATAATCCTGCTTTTCCAGGTAAAGACGAAGATGAATTTGATAACTCATTTGCTGAGTTAGTTGCGTCAGAAAGATTTAAAGAGGTTGTAGAAAAAGTTAAGAGATACACTGGTATGGAAAACATATCGGGTCAAAATGCTCTTATGCAATTACAAATGTCCTTGATGGGTGCGGTACAAAAAGCAAAAGCTATTGAGTCAAATAACGAGGGTTTTTTGGAACAACTTGCGGTTGATTTGGTAAAACAGGAGTTATCTCTCCCTGGCGACGCTTTTCAATACGATGTTGAATTAACATCTATGCCGGGTCAGATTGATACATCTAAAATGATTTCTGAACCTGAAGAACTTGACGACGAGGAAGTGCAACAACAGTTTGGTGTTAATTCAGACGAAGCTGAAGATGATTTGGAAAACTTCATGGCAGCTTTTGAAAAGTTTGATATGGAAAAGGCTAAGAGAAGATTTATTAATTCTCTTATTCAAGGAGCGTCTAAAAAAGGTCACTATATGTTCCACTTGGTTGAGGAGCAATTAAATACAATTAATCCTGAGTTGATTAACTTGTACGGTGTATTGATGTCCATCAACGATTTGTTGTATTGGATTATGCCAGACCAAATGATTATGAATGCCGCTGGTAGTGGAGAAGGAGTACAAGGTTCTGAAGAAATTGATGATACTACGGACCCTCCAACTATTAGAGCAAAAGGTTTGTTCTTTCCTGTATTGGTTCACGAATTGATTAAGGGTGTTTATGAGGTGATGGGTACACATGGATTACCTGACGACCCAAGAGCTTCTGAAATGGTTGTAGGACAAACAGACACCTTACCATATGAAGTTTGGGATTTGAGATTAGGACCAGTTATTTGGAGAAAGTTCACCGAAGCGTACCCTGAAAAGTTGTATGAAGACGATATGAGAGAAATTCAAAACTATTTGTTCTCTCGTTTTTCAGCCTTATCTACAGATGAATTCTTTGAGGTGGCTCGTTTGATTTTGTCAGGTTCACCACAAGGTAAAAAAATCTTAGAAAGAATGGTAAACGATATCATCTCTGAACTAAAACAACAGGAGTACGATGACGCAATGTCTCAGTATCGTGATGACGATGATGATGACGATTTCAATATTGATGATATTGATTTGAGTGATTTGGGTCTTTAATAGACATAAAAAATTATTATAATGTCTATATGGCGTTAACAAAAGAGAAAGTATTATTAGAGTATGCGAGGTGTGTAAAAGACACCTCGTATGCGTTAAAGACATATCTACAAACATACGATAATACTCAGTCTAAGTATGTTCCTTTGGAGTTATTCCCTGACCAAGAAAGTTTAATACGGGACTACGATACTCACGAAGAAAATATCGCACTTAAATACCGTCAGGCAGGTGTATCAACCGTAACTTCGGCATGGGTATCAAAAAAACTTGTTACCGCATCCAAATCAAAACCTGAAAAAATCCTTATCATTGCAAACAAACTTGACACCTCTGTGGAGATGGCAAGTAAGATAAGAGCGTTTATTGAACAATGGCCGTCATGGTTCGGGGTTAATTTTTCCAACGAAAAGAATTCACAACGACACTATAAGTTAACCAACGGATGTGAGGTAAAAGCGGTTGCAACATCTAAGGACGCCCTTCGTGGATATACCCCCACGATACTTGTATTTGATGAGGCGGCGTTTATTGAAGCAGATAACGATTTCTGGTCTGCGTGTATGGCGTCACTTTCTACAGGTGGTAAAGTTATTGTAATTTCTACCCCCAACGGTTTTGACCCCATTTATTATTCTATCTATGACCAGTCGTTACGAGGTATGAACGACTTTAGGATTACCGAGATGTATTGGTATCGTGACCCTCGTTATGCAAAGGATTTAAAACTCATTAAGTGTAATGATATCGTTCATTATATGTTGAATAGAGAGGATTATAAGGACGAGGAGATAACATTAGATTATTCACATATAAACCCGATGAAACGGGATTTTGATGAAATAAAAACCCATTTCTTGGATGGATACAAACCCTACTCCACATGGTTTGAGGGGATGAGTAAAAAACTTAAGTTTGATAGACGTAAGATTGCTCAGGAATTGGAGTGTAATTTCTTGGGTTCGGGTGATAACGTTATTCCTTCTGATACGGTAGAAAAAATTAAGGAAAACTTTATTCGTGACCCTGAAAACAAATTTATGGGGGGTGCGTTATGGCAATGGAAGGAACCTGTGGTAGGTCACAAATACATTATGGGTATTGATGTTTCTCGTGGTGATAGTGAAGACTTTACCACATTCTGTATTATAGACTTTGACGAACGAGAACAGGTATTAGAGTACTTAGGTAAGATACCTCCCGATGTTGCTGCTGAGGTCGCATACAAATGGGCGACTATGTATTCAGCGTTTGTTGTGATTGATATTACTGGAGGTATGGGGGTTTCTACCGCTCGTAAACTTCAGGAAATGAATTATAAGGATTTATATGTTGATGGTACAAATGCTGCGGACAAATGGAAGTACAACCCAAAGGCAATGGAAAAGATACCAGGTCTTAACTTTAATTCAAAACGTGTTCAAATTGTAGCTGCTTTTGAAGAGTCCTTAAGACACAATTTTATTGTTCGTTCTTCTCGTTTAATGAATGAATTAAATACGTTTGTATATATTAACGGAAGACCTGACCACATTAAAGGACAACACGACGACCTTATTATGGCAATGGCTATGGCGATATATGTTGGTGAAAACTCATTTACACAACTTGAAAAGGTTACCGAACAAACTAAGGCGATGATGGAAAGTTGGATGGTTAATGAAACTCCTGTTAAAAATGCAACAAGAGATTTTAATCCAGGTTTACCTGTAATGCCAAATAATCAAAACCATCATAGAAGAATAGATGGTTACACAAAAAAGGATTATGAAGACTACGGATGGTTATTTGGTGGTATCAGGAGATAACCTTTAATTAATTTAAGTAAAGATTATATTTATCTAAAAAACGATGGCTCAGAATAATAATTATACAATATGGCAGAGGTTAGGTAAGGTTTTTGGACCTGACTCTACTTTAGACCAACAAGCTCCCGTATATCAGTTTGATAAAAAAGAAATTTTAAAAACAACCGACAAAAAAGAATACGAAAGAGAAAAATTACAAGCACAGCAAACTCTTTATTTAGGTCAGCAATGGCAAAAGATTGAAAACAATCTTTACACCCAAGCAGTTTATTATGAACCAACTCGTTTGGCCTCGTTTTATGATTATGAGAGTATGGAATATACTCCCGAAATTTCTGCAGCATTAGATATATATTCGGAAGAGTCAACAACACCTGATGAAGATGGGTACATCCTACAGATTTATTCTGAAAGTAAAAGAATAAAATCTATATTAGGTGATTTATTTAATAATAGATTGGATATAAATGTTAATTTACCTATGTGGACACGTAATACGTGTAAATATGGTGATAATTTCGTATACCTAAAATTAGACCCAGAAAAAGGTATTATGGGTGCTCAACAATTACCGAATATTGAAATATCACGTCAGGAGAGAGGTATGAAAATTAAACCTGAGAGAAACACTACTGAAACTGAAAATGATGCATTAAAGTTCTTATGGCAAAATAAAGACATGGAATTTAACACATGGGAGATTGCCCATTTTAGACTTTTAGGTGATGATAGAAAATTACCTTACGGTACGTCTATGTTGGAAAAAGGTAGAAGAATATGGAAACAACTTATACTTTCTGAAGATGCGATGTTAATTTATAGAACATCAAGAGCACCCGAAAGAAGGGTGTTTAAAGTTTTCGTTGGTAATATGGACGACAAGGATGTTGAGCCATACGTAAACAGGGTTGCAAATAAGTTTAAAAGAGACCAAATTGTGGACTCAACAAATGGTAATGTAGATTTAAGGTACAATCAAATGGCCGTTGACCAAGATTATTTTATTCCCGTCCGTGACCCCAACGCACCCAACCCAATTGATACTTTACCAGGTGCTCAGAACTTATCAGAGATTGCAGATATTGAGTATATCCAAAAGAAACTTTTAACTTCACTAAGAGTTCCGAAGGCTTTCTTGGGTTTTGAAGAGGTTGTTGGTGACGGTAAAAATCTATCATTACAGGACATTAGATTTGCACGTACTATCAATAGAATTCAAAAATCTATGATACAAGAATTAAATAAAATTGCAATAATACACTTGTATTTATTAGGATTTGAAGATGAGTTAGGTAACTTTACATTAGGTTTAACTAACCCATCTACACAAGCTGACCTCCTTAAGGTTGAACAATGGCAACAAAAAATTCAGTTATATAGAGATGCGGTTACAGACCCAGGAAACGGTATATTACCTGTTTCTTCATCTTGGGCTAAGAAACATATACTTGGATTTAGTGATGAAGAAATTAAGTTAGACTTACAACAACAACGTATAGAAAAGGCAGTTGCAGGTGAACTTGAAAAAACTTCTGAAGTTATTTCTAAAACAGGTATATTTGCTAACCTTGATAAGTTATACGGAAACAAACCTGGTGAGGGTGGAGATGCTGAAGGTGGAGAAACTACTGATGACGGAGGTATGGGAGATTTAGGTGGAGCACCACCAATGGGAGGAGGTGACTTAGGAGGTGACTTAGGTGGAGATTTAGGTGGAGATTTAGGTGGTGACTTAGGTGGTGGAGAAGAAGGTGGAGGTGAAGCTCCACCCGCAGAAGAACCACCAGTGGAGAGATTTGTTAGAAATAAAGATTTAGACTTATTAGTTGAGGATGACATAATTAAGGGTAAAAGTGTTTTAGACCTATCTAAAGGTAGACAATCTTTAGGTGAGATGGAGGATAAATTGAACGCATTACTAAAAGACTGATATTTATAAAATAAAATATCATGAATTCATTTGGATATATTAAAACAAAAATAGAAAAGGTCTTCTCAAAAGGTCACTATGACAAAGACTTTAAGAAAAATATTAAAGAATTCAAAAAGTATGTTTTAGACCAAAGACCAATTGCGGAAGCGTATTTTTTGTATGATGAGTTATCTTCACAAAAAGGTTTGAATGAAAATGTTGTGGACGATTATATTTCAGAGTCATTTGAACATTTAAAAACCATTATTGACACAAATAAAAAGAAAATCCATGACTTAAGCGAATGGATTGATAGTATTCTTGGAGAAGGTGTAAAC